ATGAACTTTTAATATCCGGCACATTTACAACCAAATCCGTTTCATCATCTTTGATAAGCAAGTCAGGTGTGCCCTTCACAAAGTCATTCGTAAACATCTGCTCATTCTTGAATACGATTTGTTTGCGTTCACGACGCCACATGTCTATCGCATCATTCTCAACGGCCAAACCTTTTTCAATGTACTTGTTGCTTATCTCTTTATAACGCTTGTACTTCTGCTGCACATAGACTTCCAGTAGTGCGCTCTTTGTTGTTTCGCTCAAACCTGTTTTGGTTCGTGCATCGGTCATCAACTTACCTAGCTGTGACGCTCTAAATAATACTTGTTCCATTTGCTTTTGTGTTATTGATTTGAGTGCTAATGTAGCAGAAGTTCGGGAATCCCGAACAACTGCAACATCTTTTAACATTTATACGCCTTCACTAAATTGGCGCATTTCATCCCCGCGATCAATAAGAAAGTTGCGGCGATTGTTTAGTTCCTGATACACCTGTGCCAGCACCTCACTACTGCATGCTTTCTGAATGCGTGTGCAGTCCATTAGCGTTTCAGCATTGTTGATTAGGTCTAGCACATAGGCCACATCTTTATCAGCCCCTTGTGGTAACTTGCCTTTAAGATTGAATGCCTTGTATATGTCTGCATTCTTGCGGTTAAGGTCACGACCGAACAACTTACCAAATGACAGTGCTGCGTTCTTGATGCACTCCGTTTTGAGTTTAGGGAAGGCAAGGTCTAATGCGTTCGGCTTTTTGTTGTCTGCATTCAACGCCCATCGGTTGCGCTCTACGTTGTCAAGGTTCTGCGGTGCACGGTCAACCATGATGATGATGGACGCTGCCCCCGTACGGCGTATCTCATACCCGCTGATGGGATGTATTGCAATCAAGTCGATGCTGCCCACTACTTCATTTGCCATGCGTTCCCACTTAAAGTTCTCAGTGCGCCAATGGCCGAAGAACATTTCATCTAGTGTAGTCTCAACGTGTGAGATGACCAGCGTCTGTGCTTTAAGGTCAGGTGTCTTTTCAATACCGGCTACATCGGGTGTGGCGTTGAGCATCTGCTGGAACTTCTGCAATGCTTCAAGATTGTCTTTGTGAATACTGTTGTTCATGTTATTGATTTTAGATAATAAAGATACGGATTAATAGCGCATTAAGCAATCATTCAGCTCTTGACAATAGTTAAGAATTGCAAAAACGATGGCTGTGTAAATTAGATACTTGATGAGTTTACTTGCTTTCATAGTTTTATTTTTTAAAGGTTAATGCGCGTTACAGTCGCGCCCCTGTTTTGATTTAAAAAATTTGGATGAATCTTACACGGCTACCGCATGGCTGATATACTGAACAATTAATGTTTTGACTTTTTAAAGCCATAACTTTTTTAATTGCCTGCGTATCATTTGTGTAGGTTGCTGCTCCAGTATAACCGTGTTTATCTGTTGTTGAAAGTACAACTGTTTTGTTACGAAGTGTGGTGGTTGTGATTGTCTGTGTCATGTTGTTTTGTGTTTCGTTGTTATTAATGGCACAAATATAGGGTGCAATTTCTTGCACTACCAAATTAAAACTGTTAAAAATTGTTAAAATTTCAATCGGTTACAGATTGTAACCACCTCACGCCCACGAATAGCTGCCGTAGTTCGGGAATAGTTCAAAGTACATACGCATCATAATTGCATCTGCATAGTCAGGAGACTTCCCGTGCATGCGCGCTATCTCATCCTTACTGATCACTGCGAGTTTGCCGTCTGCTTCGGGTTGCCTACGGCGTATCATATCCAGTTCTTGAATGATTACGTCACGGAACTGATTCACTTTGAATATTACTTTGTTCTGCTCAATCAATTCTGCAAGCTTGAAATAGCATTCAGCCTTTTGGTTAGTGTATCTATCTGCTTGCTTAGCACGCCCACCATTAAGGAATCCCCTACAACGGAGCGCATCGACCGCACCCCCTCCGACCCCATCCTCGTCGCATATCACATTGCTAAGTTTAATGCTGTGCCTGTCGCATAGTTGGCGAATGGTGGCAACAACAGCTGTGATTGGTTGCTTTCGCAGTTCGTGTATCTCAATCAGGTGCAAACCTTGCCACACGCATATCACACTTCTATCTTTTCCTAGTCGTGCGATGTCGGCACTGATATACTTTTCACCTTTGCTTTCTTCATCACGGAAGCAACGCACCAGGTCATCGTATTGATATAGGTTGTCAACGCTCTCATCATATTCCCAATCACCATACAATAGCCTTCGCCTGTCAATCTCCGGCAAACGTTCTAGAGTTTCAATATAACTTTCGGGCAGGTGTGGGTTATCGGTCGGCAGCGATGGAATGAATGCAAGATGTGCGGGCAGGTTGTCCATCTTGTGTGGCGCATAGAACTCATTGTAGAGCCATCCCTTTGACGGATTGCATGTGAGTAGCATCTTGGGTGGCAAATCAAATTCGCGTAGCTTAAAACGAATGCGGGACTGGAGTATATCTATTGCACGTTTGCTCACCTGTGCGGCCTCGTCTACATAGGCATCTGTTAATTCTAACCCGCCTAAACTATGAAACTCCGCATCTGATGGGTATGCGAAAAGGTCTTTGAGAATAATCTCGCTGCCATTTGCAAACGTTATTACGTGCGTTTGATTGTTGATCGTGTAGTGTTCATTTGGTGCAAGGCCTAACATGTGCGCTACCTCAAAGAACGTCTTAAGCGTAGTCTTTTTTAGCGTGTCAAGTTTGCTACGGCCTATCAGTCCTCGCGTGCCGGGATACTTAAACCTGCGGGATATCTGCCATGCACAACCGATGAATGACTTACTACCACCTGCAGCTCCACCGAAAAGCACCACACGTGCCGGGTGTGAATTACCCAATACGCGCAGTGCTTCATTTTGTTTCGGTAGATACTCAATCATTAGAAAGGCAAATCGCCTGTGCCTTGTGAATCATCATCGTGTTGACGTTTCTCCAGTGGCTCGGACATCTTGCCCGAAAAGAACTTGCCGCTCTTGCCTTCCTTGACCCATGCCGCTAGTCGCATCTTCTTGCCACCTACCATGATTTCACCTGTGTACTGTGGCCCGTTGTTGGCTACGTTGTTGTTCTTGAATAGGGTGAACTGACCCTCTTGCATTTGATAGTTACTCATTGTATTTAATTATTGATTATGTTAATGTCGTCGAGCATAAAAGCGATTGTGATGTTGCCTCGCATGTTGCTAATCTCTGCTATTGTGAACGGTTCCTCGTCAATGCTATGGCCGTTGATGAATCCGATGAACACTTCTGTATCATCCGGATAAGCTGCCAGTGCATCCCACAATTCACCTATTGTCATAGCCTGTATTCATCTTTATCAGTAAGCAAATGTAACTCCTCAAAGATAAGACGCATTGCAACATTATCGGTCATGCTTGGTCGCATACTTCGCTTAGCTGTCAACACAAATAGTTTGCGCAGCAGTTCAATCTCGCGATGTTGATCGTACTTCATTAGTATTCATTTTGGTTTTCAATCAGCTCTCGGTAGCGTTCGTATCGATATTCTGTAAACTGAAAAGGTTTCTTTTTGTAAAGTCGGAAGCGCTGGTCATTAACCCACTGTGGCAGTTCATCATACTCGCGCATTAACGCTACCTCAAGTTCGCTAGGTTTGCCGCGTATGATTTCCTTCACCGGCTCTTGTAACATTTTCGCATCTAATTTTGTTACAACATCCTTCATTGCTTCATTCATTTGCGGGTGTGCAAAGATTTCATAGATGTTGTTGGCCTGCTTTTCTTTTTCGTTATGACTTTCAATAGCTGTTTGTCGTTGCTGGTCATACAAAGGAAACCATGCAAGAATAGTTGCCGGGTCGATGCGGTTATAGATTGTGCCATACTCACCGATTGCGCCGCGGTCTAAACACAGCTGCACATCTTCAAGCGAATACATCCACATCTTTTCCATGATGTTCTCAGCACAGAATTCAATTTGCATTGCATTCATGTTATGCTGCGCGTTAATCAATTGACTGCATCGCGTCACAAGCTGCATGATTTTTACTTTGGTTGTTTGCTTGTCAAGCTTACGCAATAGTGCTATCTTGTCTTGCCGCATCGCGTGCGTTACTGATAGCGACTGCATCGCGGAAAAGTTGTTCAGCTTTTGCAATGCTGTCTGCTGTTGAATTAGATTGTTTTCCATTTTGATTATGTTTTTGATTTTTTACTTTGTCCCATTCCCGGCGCATCCAGTTGCGCACTGTGCTTTGCCAGTCCTTCATTGATGCCTTGCCTACTATCCAGCCATTAGCTTCATAGTGATCCATAAACGTGCGTGCAAAATTAATCAACTTGTCTTCGGTCATAAAGTTCTTGCCTTGCATGTTCAGTTCACCCATCAGGTTATAGACATCATTCTCATCCGGCTTGACAAACTTTTTGCGACTTACCTTTTTATTAATTTCATTTTCATTTTCATTTTCATTTTCCATATGTGGAACATATGTTTTACTAGTGTTCGACACATGTGTTAGACTTGTTTTTTTCATTCTGTTATTACGTCTTGATTCGGCAAATGCTTTACGCTTGCTGATTTCAAGCATCAAACGTTCGTTGCAATAGTTGCCATCTTCATTGCGCAAAAACTTTTGTGATACGGAATTGAACACGTCTTGTCTTAAACATATCTTCATCATGTGTTTTTCACTGATGCATCCTTTTGATGCCTGATGGCATAGGCAACGTATGTACGCGCCCACTTCATCATTGTCCATGTCATCAGTGCCAACTAAAAAATCTTGATAGTAGAAAAGAAATGCCGGGTCTTGAGCCATAATGTTATTGTGTTATTGATTTGAACAGACACAAACCTATGAAAGTACTGCGATGATTTCGCAAATTGCCCACAATTAATCTATCCCACTTTGGACTATTGTACGTAGTGGGCAGGCTCCCATTGCGTTCTAAGCCTATGTAGAAATGACTTTCGTTGTAGCTTAAGTTGCGATAACCTTGATCTGTGCGTTTATCTTCAAACTGTATCCGGATATCTTTGTGAACGCTATCAGCATGGCTGCGTATGATTGGTTTGGCAATAGCCACATCATCAAACAAACATGACTGCGTTGCGTAGACTTCCTGCATATTGGTTTGCACCATTAGTTTTTTACTCGACGCATCCACAATACCCATTGACAATCGCTCGTCGTTTAACGCATCAATAGTTGTGATAGGTATTTTGTTAAGCAGTAAGTCCGTTTCTTCACGCTGTTGCCTGCCGATGAAACGTGTACGCACTGGCTTGTATGAACGCTCACGCCGGCACGTCATTGGCTCGACCTGTATTTCATACTTGCAATGTTTGTACATCGTATTGACGCCGACAGGATATAACCTGGTGAGTTCATTCGTGTCCAAATCCAAACCAATGCTGCAATGGTAATAACCGCCGAGCTTGTTATTCATCTCAAATTGCGCAATGGCTATTTGTAGGAATCGAATTGTTTTCATACCAATAAGGATTTATGCTTTTCCATGAATGCCGGATGATTTTCAATAGTGCTTAAATTCATGTCATTCATTTTTTTATCACTATTGATAAGAACATAAATACAATCGTGCATACATGCATCAAGCAGTCCACCACTGCAAGGACCGTAATCACCCCAATCCTCCATACAACCATTAAAAAAATTGTATAATTCAAATACAAAAGTTACAGGCACTTTGCATAAAACCAAACCATCAGGTTGTGAATCATAAATCTGTTTTTTATATTCTGCAGCATATCTACTTGGTGTGTCTTCAAGATCACCACACAAAGGTGAAATTTCTGCTTTTTCAATAATGTCCAATGCACCAATAATCTGTGCAGCTTGTGATAAATCGAATGTTGTTTGTAACATAGTGTTTATTATTTGATTTTAAAAATTAATTGTTTGCATTGATTAGTTCTTTTAAAGTATCGCAATGACAGCGAAGCGGTGCGCACCAGCAACCAAGTGCTTTCCCTTTTAGTTTTACCAGTTGCTTGTGAATGCTAGGCTTGAATGGCAGGTAATGTTGCTCATAGTTATCGCATACTTCATCACGGTCACCATCCTTATCCATTTCAAACGGATTACCGAAATCACTAAAGCGATCACAACGCACATACTTTCCATTTTCTTCTGCGTATTTGATTGCGGCTAAATCAACTTTCTGATTTACTACAACAGTTTCACCACGCTTCAACGCTTCAATCAATTGTTGGTCACGTGTGGTGATTTGCGCATCATCTTTTTTCTTTTGCTGTTCGTATTCCTTAGCAGCAAACAACACGCGGCTAGTTGTAAGTTCAACACGCTTTTCGCTTTCCTCTTTTGCCACTGCTATCTCGCGTTCAAATACTTCTTCCGGGAGTGCGGCAATCTTTTGAAAAGTGGATGACTGGTCTTTTGTTAATCCAAAATCTTTTAATGTCGAAGTCGTGTCTATCGACTTCGAGTTATTTAGATTACTTAACCTATTTTTTGAAACTTCACTTTCCTTCAACAGCTGCCCCAAGATTCGTTGCGTGCGTATCTTCTGTTCAGCTATCATGTTTTGCAGCTCGGCATCTTTCTTTTCAGCCTTTGCCCATACTTCAATCGCTTTGACTTTGTTTAAATAATCAACACCTGATTCAAGTGTTTTGATTTGCGCCAATTGCGCGTGTGCGTTTTCACGCAGTGTTAATGCATCCATCATGATTCCATATATTTTTTGATTGTTATTGTGAATTCTTCAAACGACCTGCACACCTTGACGGCATAGCCTTCATTGATGAGCATGGCGTGAACGATTTTTTGATTCTCAGAAAGCTTACCCTTTTCCGTTTTCATCTCAATAAAGAGTGCATGATACTTCATGGACGGCATGCAAATCATTAAGTCAGGTATACCCGGCATAGCCCCCTCTGCTTTTAAGATGTTCCAACGTTTGGCCCGTTGCACTGGAGTGCCACCGATGTATACGCCATTTGGAAAAGATGCAATGACGGTGCGCGGGAATGAGTATCTAAACCATTCTACGCAGCGTTGCTGGATTCTGCTTTCTTCGTGCTTCATTCGTGTAACATACTTTGCATTGCTAACCAAAAGGAACCTATGTAATCTTCATTCGCCTCAATGCTTACCACCGGCAAATCCTTTTCGAGCTGCATGTATTCCCACGGGCCTAATGGACTCACTTCGTAATCACATCCCATCGCAACACTGCAGAATTCAATCGTGTGTAGATCAACAGCGATATCAAACTTCACGATATAGCGCTTTGAGTAGTTGAGTGTACACAGGTAGTACATGCGGTTGAGGTTGACAATCTTTCTACGCACCGGAATATTCGCGTACTTGCTTTGCACAATCTTTTCATTCAGTATCTCAGCCTCTACCTCACTTTGCCCCTCCATGAACTCCAGCGTCTCAATCATTCGTTTCCATTTAAGTTCGTTCTGCTTCGGCCCAAAGATTAAGCGTGCAAATCGCAGTAGCTTTTTGGGGTTAATGTTAAGGTGTGCAGCCATTATGTTAAACGGTATAGTACCAAAGTACTTTTGAATGTAGATGATATCGCTACGGCTAGGCAGCGCACGGTTACTCGGCA